TATGTAGGGGCGGGCGTGAAGCCGTCCATTGCCGCGCAGCTGGTCGGGCTGGATATGCCTCCGGATGTGGAGTACGAAGACCTGGACGAAGGCTGGACAGCTGAACAAGCAGAACCTGAGACGCGCAAGCCAAAAATCTTAGAGGACGAACCGGACGAACTGGAAGAAGCGGAAAGACGGGCAGAGGCGGAGGTGAAAGACACCACGCTGCTGACACTTCCTCAACTTCGGGAACTGGAAAACTGGCAGGATCTGGCGTTCCGCAAATTCAAGCGGGGTGAGACGCTCAATTTCTCTTGGGTGTGTAAAGAGATACCGGAAGGGATGGCATCGGCTATCCGTGCTAAGTTACCAACCTGCCGCTCGATGGAAGAGATCGAGAACGCGTTCCAGATGCGGGCTCGGGATGATAACCCGATCCTGATGCTGGCGGACGCGCTCAATTTAGCCGCAAGCAAGTTAGAGGTGGAATGAAAAGCCGGCGTGAGATAGACGAACTAATCTTGGAAATCCTTTCTGCAGGTGCTAAAATGTACCCAGAAGTTATTCCGCTTCTGGAAGGAAATGCTGCCATGATTGAGAGAGAAGGACCGGAAAAATTCAAGAAATTGCCTCCAGACCCAACCTATGTAGACAGGGACGAGGACTGGGAAGACTGGGAGATCACGCAAGAGGATATTGACGACGCTCTAAACGCATGGGATAAGCTCATGCCTGATCAAAAAGGCATGTTAGACGCGAAAGTTAAGGCTGAGGATTAATGCCTGATACGCAACCGCTTTGGATTTGGGAAGATGCGCTAAAACGCTACCGGCATACTGACACCGGGCGTTTCATTGGCGCGGCTGAAATGATGGACTTGCGCGACGAGTTTATGGCGCGCCAGAAGCTCATTATGTCAGAAGCGGTGGATAAATATCGCGCTGGATCTCTGTCGCTTACAGAGCTGCGCGACCGCATGAAATACATTGTCAAGCAGACTACGATCGACATGTACGCGATGGGAGCTGGTGGGCGCAATAATCTGTCTCAGAGAGACTGGGGGCGGATTGGTGCGATGGTGAAAGATCAGTACAATTTCCTAAGAGGTTTTGTCAATCAGATCGCTGAAGGTCGACTATCCCAAAAGCAGATTGAGTCAAGAATGGCGATGTATATCAATTCCGCTAATGAAGCGCTGTGGAAGGCATTGACGCGCGATTATGGTTTCAGTCTACCGGCTTATCCAGGCGACGGGTCGACGTCCTGTCTTACTAACTGCCGCTGCACGTGGAATATTACCAAAGTGCCGGATGGTTATGACTGCTATTGGATACTGGGTGATGCTGAACACTGTGATGAGTGCAGAGAACGGGCTGTCACATGGAGCCCGTGGAAATACCCAGAAAGTAGAAACGAAAGGAACTTGCTGTGAAATTTGAATTGAATTACACGCAGGATATACAAAACAAGACCAGTATTGAGTTTGAAACGCTTGAGGAATTATTGGATTACATCCAGAACGCGCCGCGCGGGATTGTGATTATTTACGCTCCGCATGAATACAAGGGGCGGCACGATTGGGCGATAACAGTTGACAACGGGTTTCCGGACTGGGCAACGCCAGACCCAGACGAGGACGTGGAAACGAATGAGTGATTTTGTAGGGGTTGAGGTTCAGGGAGTTGAGTCAATTATCACCCGGCTGGATCAACTGCATCCGGTTGTGGCGGATAATGGGATTGACGAAGCGAACAAATTCCTGCTGAAATACCTGAAAGTTTATCCTGCTTACCGCCATGTGCGATACAAAACCGCCTACGGTGGCTGGTTCAGTGAACGGCAACGGCGTTATGTGATGGCTCGAATCCAGGAAGGAACGATCAGACCAGGCGCGCGAAACGCTACCATGACCTTGAACCAAAGCTGGAACATTGTTGGGTATGGGCGGGCATCATTTATCGCGAATACCGCGCCTTACGCGCATTATGTTATAGGTGAAGAAGATCAGGCAGCTCTGCCTTACCGGGTAGGGTGGAGGAAGCCGAGTATTATTGCCGAACGACATACGAAAGGGATCGGCACAGCCTTTGAGGAAGGGGTTAAAAAGGCGATCAAATTATTGGGGTTATAAGACAAGCATAAGCAGTCGGGGGATAAAAGCAGGGCAATTCAAACAAAAGCAGCTGAACATTAAGAACTAACTGAATAAAGGAGTCATGTGGGCGGAGGGTTCCGCAGCAAGACAACCTGACACGTCAGTGGTTACTGAGAGTCGAAATGAGCGCAAATAAGCGTTTATTGTCGACTTGTTTTGGTTAACGGAGGTTTGTATGCAAGACAACCTGATCTATTATGGGGACGAGGTAAAGGCTCTCGGGGAAGGCAAAGTTGGCGGATATCTGGTGCGCTGGGGTGACCCGGAAACACCTGATCTATCCGGCGAGTTTTTCACCAAAGCCACCGAACTCGGGATTGAAACAGATAGCCGGTTGCCTGTTTATTATGGTCATGGTGCTGACCCGCATTTTGGGGTGAAGAAGATCGGACGCGCGATTGTTACCGCAATCGACGACATCGGAGTCTGGTTGGAAGCGCAACTATCTATGCGGGACGAGTACGAAAAATCGGTCTACGCGCTGGTCGAAGCCGGAAAGCTTGGCTGGTCGAGTGGAGCGGTTGGGCACCTGGTAGACAAGGAACCAATCGGCAAAAACTGGGCAATCAAGAGCTGGCCCATCGCGGAGGCATCGCTGACGCCAAGACCGGCTGAACCGAGAAACACCGCAATCTCTATCAAATCCATTTATCAACCGGAAGAGCTGGCGGAGGAATCAACGCCTGAACAAAATCCGGAACAGCATGAGGAGGAAATCATGGCTGACGAAGTAAAGACCGCGCCTGATATAGATATCAGCGCGATTGTTGACAGTGCTGTCACTCAAGCACTTAAAAGATATGAGGAGTCACAGCCGCAAACGAAAGCAGGCGTACTGGTCACGCGCGACGAGGCTGACCAGCCAATGTCTGCGTCCGAATTCTTTATGGCAGTCAAGTCGGCTGAGACGGATCACTTTGAGGATCCACGCCTAAAGCCTTACAAGGCTAACGGGCTCAACGAAGCGGTGCCATCGCAGGGCGGCTATCTGGTTATGCCAGACGTGGCAAACGCAATCTATCAAAACATGTGGAACGTTGGCAACGTGCTCAATCGGTTCAACCCGATCCGCGTGAGCGGAAATGGGCTGACTATTCACGCCATCAACGAGACATCCCGCGCCGCCGGCTCACGCATGGGCGGGTTACAGGGCTATTGGCTGGCTGAAGCCGCGCAGAAGTCATCAAGTAAACCGGAATTCCGCGACATTGACTTGAAACTCAAGAAAGCGGCAGTACTGGTCTACGCGACTGACGAATTGCTGGCAGACGCGACCGCTCTCGAAGGGTGGATTAATAACAACGTGCCAAACGAATTGCGCTTCCTGGTTGAAGACGCGATCATCGACGGTGATGGGGTAGGAAAGCCGTTAGGCATCCTGCAATCCAACTGTCTGGTGGCACAGGGGCGCACAACCGCTTCGCTTGTTGCTGACGAGGATATCAGCCGCATGTGGTCACGCCGCTATATTGGCGCGCAGGACTATGTGTGGTTTGTGAACGCCTCCGTCATGCCTCAATTATACGCGATGAGCGTTGGTAACTTCCCGGTGTTCCTGCCTCCAACTGGATTGGCTGGTTCTCAATACGGCACGCTCTTCGGGCGTCCTGTGGTTGAGACCGAGTACAACCCATATCTGGGCACAACCGGCGACGTGTTACTGGCATCACCGAGCCAGTACGCATTTATCACAAAATCTGGAATTGAAGGTGCTTCGTCTATTCACATCAAGTTTGACTACGATGAAACCGCATTCCGATTTGTTTACCGGTGCGATGGCGAACCCATCTGGAACTCCGCTGTGACTGCCTTTGACGGCACTGCAACGGTATCTCCATTTGTCGCTTTATCATCTACCACCGCATAGGAGGATTGAAATGAGTATCCGATTTGGTGAAAAAATTCATATTGTCCCGCTTGTAGCGCCATCAACTGGCTCAACAGCGGCAAGCCGCGAGTCGGCTGTTGTTAAACTGGCCAACGCTCAGTGGATCACTTTCCTGTATATGGCTGGCGCGCATGCAACGTCTGAGGATGAGCTTATCACCATCACAGTCGTGGCGACCACCGGCGACGGGGCTGGCTCAACCAGTGCCAACGATACCGCTATTCCGTTCTACTATCGGCTGTCATCGGCTGTTGGGACGGATGCGTGGGGTGAGATAGCTGCCGGCACAACTAATGGCGTGACGCTCAGCGGTGAGCAGGATAACATGAGTTACCTGATCGACGTTGATCCGTCTGTCATCCCGGCATTGGATTCTGACGCGACTGCTATCTATCTTGATTTTGGCACGCCTACTCTGGTTACTGGAGCGGACGCTGTAGTTGCCTTCATTGAGACACGCTACCCGCAGAACAACCCGATTAGCTCGAGTTACTAACGTTATTTGATCGATTAGGGGGAGAGAGCTTTGACGCTCTCTCCCCAGTTTGGAGCAGATTTTATGGCGGATTATACGAATATATCAGACGTCAAGGCAGACATGCCGGACTCGCCGCTATTCGCTTCGACTTCCCAAACGTATGACGGCGTGATAACTGGCATGATAACCGCTGCCAGTCGCTTGATCGACAAGGAAGTTGGGGGCTGGGTAAATTATTTCAACCCTTCCACCGTTGATGAGACAAGATACTTTGACGGCAACGGGGAGGAGGAAATCTACATTGACCCGCTGGTCACGCTGACCAGTCTGTCTGTGGCTGAGAGCGGAGGCAGGGCGGCTACCGATTATACCGCTTGGACGCTCAACACCGATTTTTATATCTTGCCGGCTAACTATTCCAGTTGGAGTATGCCTATCATGGGTTTCGCGGTGGATAACGACTCGGGCAGCAAGGGCGTGTTTACCCGGTCCAAAAAAGCCTTGAAAGTGGTTGGCGTCTTTGGTTACTCCGCCTACCCTCCGGATGACATAAGGCAAGCGTGCAAGATCACCGCTGTGCGCTGGTTCATGCGCGCCAAACAGGGCTGGCAGGATGCAAGCGCCAATGCTGCAATTGGCGAATTGATTTACGCGAAGGCTCTTGACCCGGATGTGATTGAACTGCTCAGACCTTACAAAGTATTCAACCTGATTGGCGGGCTATGACCGTTGAGCTTCACTATTGCGGAAAAGCGGATAGCAGAGGCGCAGATGCAGCCAAGATTGGAGGCTTTATGAGCTTTATATCCGTTGCCGGTTCGACCGGGTTTATAGGCTCTCGTTTCTGTGAGATGTATGCAGATAAGATCGTTCGCATTCCAAGAGAGAGCAGACAGCCTGAAACAAATGAAGTTTTAAACTTTATATCAACAACGCATAACTACAACATTTTTGAGGATACCCACCTCGACATTGACACGAATGTTGGAATATTGATTGAATTACTGGATCAGGCGCGGAAAAGGTTTGGATCGGATTTTACCTTCAATCACATTTCGACATGGTCGGTTTACGGGAAAGTGGACTTGCCAGCAAAAGAGGACGCCTACTGCAACCCGACCGGGTTTTACTCCATAACGAAACGAACAGCCGAGCAGATGCTGATGGCTTACTCCAGGATATTTGGCAACCGCTATCGCATTTTCAGATTGTGCAACGTACTGGGGGAAGCGGATCGGGTCGTGCCGAAGAAGAAAAACGCCCTGCAATACCTCGTCAACGAATTGAAACAAAACAAGGACATTGACTTATATCACAACGGGAATTTTTATCGGGAATATATGTATGTGGATGACGTGTGCCGGGCCGTTGCTTTATGCGTTGAGAAGGCAGAGGTGAATGAGATTTACAACATCGGTTGTGGCGAGGCGCAGGTATTCGGGGATTTGATCCACTACTGCGCGAAGAAACTTGGTTCAACCAGCACCATCAACCGCATCGAACCGTCCGGCTTTCACGACATTGTTCAGGCAAAAGACATGTATCTGGATGTTACGAAAATCAAAGCGCTGGGATTTGAACCAGAATTCAGCATTTATGACGCGCTGGATTTGGTCATGGAAGGGAGTTATTTAACACGATGATTTTGGAGTTAGAAGAATGTCAATCATAGATGATGCCATAGTCAAGTTACAGGCGCACGCGCTGGCACTGGCAACGGTGACGGTCAGGGGCGCGCCATCGTACCCTTGCGA